AGGAATATGTAATCAACTCTTTTCCTATGGATAAAAATTTCGACCATAACACTATAACTTTTATAGCGGTTAAAAAGCCAGTTAAACAAGTGTCTGTAATAACACCTATATAAATGGCAACAATAAATGTTCAAATAAAAGGAATTAAAGAAACTCTAAAGAAGTTTGAGAAATTTGGAGAAGAAGGAGTTAAAGAAGTTCAAGAAGTTACAAGGTTTGTAGCTGATGACATTGTTGCGGATGCTAAAAGATTGTCTCCAGTAGACACGGGAAGGTTAAGGCAAAGCATAAGTAGACAAGAGGTAAATAAATTGACTCAAAGAATTGTTTCCTCAGAAAAATACGCGCCTTATATGGAATTTGGAACAGGTAGATTGACAAGTATTCCAACGGAGTTAAAAGAATTAGCTTCTTTATTCAAAGGAAAAGGCGTTAAAGAAATAAACATACCAGCGCAGCCTTTTATGTACCCTGCGTTTATATTAGGTAGGCAAGAATATTTAGAAGAATTAAAAGACTCATTAAAATATTTAACAGGTAAATTTGGAAAATAATAGCATATAAAATATATAAAAGAGGATGAGGATTTACAGTTTATAGTACAAGATGATTTAACAAGCTTACAATCGTTTACAATAATGGCTGAAGGCTCAGAAGTAACATAATAAAAAAATGGCACAAAGATATAATTTACCAGATATATATAAAGGAGATACTTTTGAAAAAGTACAATTTACTATTTTGGTTGACGGAACAGCATTAGATTTAACAGGAGCTTCTATTAAATCAGTATTTAAGAAAGACAAAAAACAAGGCTCTTTAATAAAAACTATTGAAATAGGAACTGGAATAACCGTAACAGACGCAACAAATGGGATATTTGAATTTGATGCTTTTGATTTAGATTGGGATGCAGGAACTTATTATTATGATATTGAAATAACTGATAATAGTAGTGTAATTTTAACCTATGTTATAGGTGTTATTAATGTAATTTTAGATGTATGAGCAACGTAACAATAGATATAAGTCCAGTAGTTAGAGAAATAACAATAGATGTATCTAGGTCTAAAGTTCCGATAGGAGGGCTTACAGGACAGGCATTAGCAAAAAAGACCAACAATAATTATGATGTTGAATGGGTTACTTTATCTGGTTCTGGAGATATGTTAAAAAGTGTTTACGATCCAACTAATGTAAATAGCGATTCTTTTGATATGGCTAACATGGTAGAAGGAATAAACGCTAATATATTAACAGACATAGAGCGAACGGCAATAGGTAATAATTCTGCTAAAAATAGTTATCCTTCCGCAGATGAGACAAAATTAGGAACAGTTGAAACAAACGCACAAGTAAATACAGTTACAAGTGTAGCATCTAAAACAGGGGCGGTTAGCTTAGATACTAATGACGTTAGTGAGGGTGCTAATTTATATTATACTGAAGCAAGGGTTAATGCTAATACAAATGTAGCCGCAAATACAGCTAAAAACAGTTACCCTAGTGGAGACGCTACAAAAGTTGGACACTTAACGGTAACAGGCGCAGTTGATTTAGATACAATTAATGATGATGTATCTTCTAATAACGCTAAAACAACATCAACACCAACAGTTACAGCAAACACGTTAACAGTTATAAACTTATCTAATCCAGCAGGGAATATTTGTAATATGGCTAGTGCTAATTCAACAACAACTTACACAACGACAGGGGCAACCGCAGGAGGTAATGCAATAGTATTAATTAATGCGGCATCTGAGCCAACAATAACAGGGGCAACAAAGATAAAAGGAAATGATTTTATAGTTAGCACAGATATGCACATGGTTGTACAATATTTAGGTGTTACGGTTCAATACTTTTTTATAGAGTTATGATATTTGTGATAATAGTAGTAATTATGATAGCATTAATAAATAAATATAGACAAAGCATAGCTAACCAAGGAGGAGTTGTATTGCCTTTAGGAAATATTATACATCAATATGACTTTAATGGAAACTCTAACGATGCGTTGGGCAGTAATAATGGAACTGATACAGGGGTTAATTATTTGACTGGTTTAGGAGACAATAAATCAGTAGAGTTTTCAACAGCACCTAGTTATGTTGATTTTCCTTCTGGAATGTTAGCAGGAGATGGAAATAATTGTACTATTTCTATGTTAATAAAATCAGATACTAACTCAGCAAGTTCTAGAATATTTTCTTTTGACAAACAACATGATGGATATGTTTCTGTATGGTTAAACACAGGAGCAAACGACAGGGTGTCTGTAACTATAAAAACATTCACAAATTCACAAACTACAGTAGTAATGGATAGTGCTAGTGTAATGACGTGGAATCATGTGACAATAACAATAAGTCAATCTAACGAATGGAAAGTGTATTATAATGGCTCTTTGGAGCATACAGTTCCAGTTACAGGAAACCTTCAGTTTATTAACAACGTCTTTAATGTAATTGGATCGGCTAGAAATCACACTTTAAATGCGGACGGTCAAATGGCTGCTTTAAAGTTTTGGGATGTTATATTAAGTAACGATGAAGTAAATAGTTTATCAACACAAGAATTAGCAGGAATAAAAGTAAATTAACATGAATAAGACATTTCCAGATAGATGGATTAGAAAAGCAATATTTGATAAATTAGATGGTATTGTAGTGGGTTCTGATACTATTAATTGTTATGACACTAGAATAACTGGCGCTAACATACCTGATGATTATATTATAATGTCAACACAAACGGCTTTAGTTGAAAAAACTAATAAGTGTGAATACTTTTGGAATAGCTCTATTTTATTAGATGTTTATACGACCTATGAAAGACCTGGAAATCCTGGTAGTAGATTAAAATTAGACAACATAATGGATGTTGTTAGGCAAGAAACAGACGTTTTAACTTTAGATGTTGGAAGTGGATTATCTATAGTGTCACAAATACAGTCATTTCCTAATGATATAACCACTACAACAGATAACGAAATTATTTATCGCAAGTTTTGTAGAATAGAAATGGTTATAAAATAAATTGTATATTTACGTATATTTATTATTTTAAAACTATAAACAAATGAGTACTTTTATTAAAGGTGAGGCTCTAGTTTTGTACATACACGATGGTTCTACTTATGAACCAGTAGCGTGTTTAACGTCAAACAGCCTATCCAACACAAGAAACGTAATCGAGAGCCAAACAAAATGTGATCCTGGAGTAATTAAAAAAGCTGCTGGTTCAACTTCTTACGAAATTGCTTTTGAAGGACAGTATATTGAAAATGAAACTGGTAAAATATCACATGATGGTTTGTTAGCATTCATTAACACTATTTCTGGAACTACGCAAACATGGAGAATGGACACAGGACAAACTGCAACTCCTTTTTATTATGGAACTGCTATTTTATCTGATTTAGAGTTAGGAGCTGATGCAGGTGATGAATTATCTACTTTTAGCGGAACATTATCTGGAGACGGTTTAGTATTATTAGTTGATCCAATACCATAGTATGAATAAAATTGCATTAAAAATTAATCAAAGAGAATTAGATTTTACTTTTGGTTTAGGCTTCTTAGGTGAGGCTTTAGAAGTGTTAGACACAGATATAGAAGGAGTGTTGTTAAAGGTTAATAAAAACCCTTTTAAAACCGTTCCTATATTAATGTTTCAATCCGCTAAGTATAGTTTAGAATTAGACGGTAAAGAAGTTGATTTTACTTTAGCTGATATGGTTGAATGGATAGAAAAAGACGGAGCTTTAACGGATAAAAATAAATCTGTTATTTCGTTCTTATCTTCTTTTACTAATAGTTTATTAAAAGATATTCCAGTAAATGATGCTGAGGTAGTAGATCCTAATGAGTCAAAAAAAAAATAAACTGGGTTAGTGATGTTATAAGTTTTTCATTAGGAGAACTTAATTGTATATCGTTAGATTATGTTTATAGAATGACTTGGAGCGAGTTTATGATAAGGCTGCATGCTTTTAAAAGGCAGGAGAGAAACGAATGGTATAAAATAAGGGAATTGGCTTGGAATAGCTTAATAGGTTCACATGTTAATCCTAAAAAATTACCTAAAACAAAAGAATCTTTTATGCCTTTAAACTTAAAAAGGAAGGTTGAAATTAGTAATTTAATGAAAGAGCGCATTAAACAAGCGCAAGAACAATATATAAAAGACCAGCAAAAAAATGGCTGAATTACAGGTACAGATTGGAGCGGAGGTTAATGGTTTAACTAGCGGACTGAAAAAGGCTGAAAAAGACTTAAAGAAGTTTGAAAGATCCGCAGGGAGAACTGCAAACCAAACAAAGAAGTTAGGCAAATCAACCGTAAACGCTGTACCAGCATTAACAGAATTTTCTAGAGTTATTCAAGATGCGCCTTTTGGAATCCAAGGAGTTGCTAATAACATTACACAACTTACACAGAATTTTGGGTATTTAAGTAAAAATGCAGGAGGTACTAAAGCGGCTTTAAAAGCTATGTTAGGCACTTTAACTGGTCCATCTGGTATTTTATTAGCTATATCTGCGGTTACAACTATATTAATTGCTTTCGGTGATGAGTTGTTTAAGTCTGAAAAAGCTACTAAAGGATTAACGGATGCTACAAAAGATTTAGTAGGAGGTGCAAAATCTGAATTAACAACTTACACTTCTTTATTAGAAATAGCTAAAGACAACACTAAAAGCTTAAAAGAAAGGCAAAGAGCTTTAAATAAAGTAAATGAAATATCTGGTAAATATGTAGGTAATTTAG